TAGTTGTCTAATAAATCTAATTTGATTTCTTTTCCTAATTTCATTTCTCATTTCTTTCATAATTTGTTATTTTAAAGTTTGTATATAATAATACAAAAATATTCGTGAAATGTCAAATTTGTGTATAATGAACTACTCAACCAAAATATTTCACTGTTGTTGTTTTGGTAATCATTGTAAATAATATCACATATTCTATTTTTTTTATAAGTTTATTTTAATACTTTACTTAAATTTTGATGAAAAAATAGTTAAAACCCATAAATTTATCAGTTTTAAATATATTTATTATGAAAAGAATATTATGGCAAAGATTATAAGATTAACGGAAACAGATTTAACAAGAATTATTAAAAAGGTAATTAAAGAAAGTAATGGTTTAGATTTATCCTCAGTATCTGGTAAAATTAAATTAGGTGACGGTTCTATGTGGGTTTTAGAAACTTCTACACTAATTGGGTGGCAAAAAATAACAGTGGTAAATATAAGTGACAGAGATATTACTGTTGTTCATCCTATAAGTGGATCAACAATTACAAAACCTATAGATAAATCAGTATTAGAGAATATTGTTAATAGTGCAAAGTATGGTAAAAAAGTAATTAATTTTAAAGATAATGAAGGTAAAGAATTTAGAGTTAGAAAAGTATAATTATACTATTTCATAATCATAATTTTTCAACCTTAAAACCATTTTATATATCTTTGTGTACTATCCGACTACCAAATACGGGTGAGATTCATGAATCTTTCAAAAATTAATTTATTATCTTTAGAACATAAACTTACTCTTATAAAAACAAATACTATTAATAATAAAAAAACCCACTATAGTAGCGAACTTTAGTGGGTAATATTTGTCCGTAGACAATAACGGTCCTAATCCGTTTTTTTTAAATAGATTCTTTTAAATCATAAAATTTAGAAATGTCAGTACTGAAAGTATCTAAATTGAATCCTGAGTTTAATAACTTATCTTTAACTTTAAGAAGTTTATCTTTAAGTTCTAAATCAGATGATTCATTTAATTTTGAATCAATCCCATCAATACATTCTCTTTTTAATTTATTATAGATGTTTTCTTTATCTTCATTTGTACCATTAAGTACTGTTTTGATAATTTCTTTTTCAGATTCTGTAATGTTAGAATATCTAGAATTAAATTTGTTTACTGCCAATTTTGTTAATACACTAGGTGGTAAATCTATACTCTCTGTAACAACTTCTTCTACCTCTTCTTTTTCTAACATAGGTTTAACAATATAGTTAATTGATTCATTAATCTTTTTAATGTTAGAAGGTGTTTTTTCAGTATTAACTAAATAAGATACCTTATTATAAAATTCTTGATTTTCTTTTACTATTTTATTACCTTTAAGTAATTTAAGGAAAAACTTATTACCTTTTGTGATATGACCTTCATTTAAACCTTTAAGAAGTTCAATATTCTCCCTAACAAATTCTTTCGCTTCAACAACGTCATCAAATTTACTATTCTGTAAATTACTATAAATTAGGTATTGATTCTTTAGTGTTTTATTCTCTTTGATTGTTTTTAAAAATTTAGAAAATAACTTTTTTCCCTTTTCGTCTTTTTTAATTACAGACTCTACCACTAAATTTTTAAAGGTATCTTTAATATTACCAAAATTCTCCATGTTCTTTTTTATAAATAAATATTCTGAATTTATAAAAAAGTTCTATTTTATTAAATTATCGATTTCTTTTGTCATATCACTAATTTTGGAATTTAGTGTTTCAGTATCTTTTTCTACCTCATCTAAGTTAAAAACCCTTTCATCCTTATTTAAACTTTCCATAAGTCTATTTAAGTAAATTCCCTGATATTTCTTAACTTTCTCTTCGTATCTTCTTCTATCTTGTTCTAATAAAAGATTATCTTTTTTCTTAACTGATTCTTCAGTAGGTGCTGGTTCTGCCGCAGTTTCTTCACCTCCAGTGTCTGCACCGAATCCACCTAAGTCACCTCCAGTGTCTGCACCGAATCCACCTAAGTCTTCACCACCTGTATCTCCACCTTCTTCACCACCCTCTGCGGATGCACCACCAGTTAATGCAGAGAAATCACCATATAGTTTATCAACCCTATCAAAGATACCTGTCTTCTTAATAATAGTTGCAGTTTGTTCCATTTCCGCAGCCGCAGCTTTTTCTAATCTCTGTTGTTCTAAATCAGTTCTAATTTCTTCTTCAGACATTCCTAAGATTTCTTTCTTAGCCCTAGTCATTGACATTGAACCGAATCCATTACCTGCATCTGATACTGCGTCTTTGTAAAGTGTTACCTTTAACTGAGTTTGTTCAACCTTCAACATCTCCGCTTGTGTGGATGGGTTATTCAACGTTAAAGTAAAGTTTTCTAACTCATCTTCCAATCCTAAAATGTATAAGTGAATAATTGCAATCTTATTTAATTCTTGCAACATTGCTTGTTGAATTCTATTAATTGTTCTAGCGAATCTAATATCTTGTAACGCCAAATTTTTACCTTCACCATTAGCCTCCTCAAAACCTAAGAATGGTTTAGGAACTCTAAGTGCAGTAAACAATTTTTTCTGTAGATATTGAATGTCAGCAATCTCAGATAGGTTAGTTGCCCCAGGTAAAGTGTCTATTGGAGAAGGTGCGTTTGCATCTCTTACAGGAATAAAGTAATCTTGATCCTGTGCCATTTGATTATATCTAGTATCTATCTGTCCTGTGTTCTGATCGATAACTGGACTTCTTTTGAAGTTATTTGCAATGTTGTTAACATATGCGGGTACATCTTTCTCATCAATGTTACCGACAAATATTTTAAATATCCTTCTCTCAGGTGCTCTTGTTACTCTATATATCAACATCGCATCTTCAGAAAGTAATAATTGTTTCCATATCCTTCTCGCCTTCTCCAACATAGAAGTCCCATAAGGTAATCTTCTATCATCACCCAATAATCTAAAGTGTGCAATTTGCCAAGCATTAAATTCGATATCTCTTTGTCCCCATATAAACTTAACAGGGTTAAATTTATCTGTTTCTGCATTCATTGAGTTTTCACCGAATCCTTCATTTTCTTTTCTACTAATTTCGATGTTAGGTAATTGTTTAACACCTGTAATTCCTTCTTCACTGTCGATATTAAGAAATAAAAAGTCATCACCATATTTGCAAACATTTCTTGTCCACATAGGTAATGATGTATGTATATCTAATCTATTAAAAAATAAGTCATCTAGTATTCTTCTAACTCTTCTACTTTCAGAAAATATGTTAATAACTTTGTTATCTGCATTTAATGTTGTAGATTCTTCCATCATAATATCTAAAGCCGCTGCGATTTCAGGGAAAAACTCCATACCCTCAAAATCTGCGTAAGATGCCAATCTGGTTGTCTCATAATAAATGGAGTGTTGGTAGATTTCATTATCCACCTTTTGCCACATATTAGAAAGATATGCATCTTGTTGTCTTTTTAACTTCTCAAAGTCATACTCCTCTTTAGATTTAGTTTTAAGAAGTTCTTTATCGTTAATAGAATATCTTGATTTATTTTGTTGTTTTTTAACCTCTGGTCCAAATAAATCATTTAATTGTTGAAATACTGTTTTTCTTGCCATTTTTTCTTAAATATACTTTATTACTATTATAATAAATATATCGAAATTCTAAATACTATTTAATTCCGAATAACCAATTGTACTCACCATTATCATTATTACCATTATTTGGTTGTTTTGGGTTATACGTTGGTGTATTGGTATAGAAAGGATTAACGTGTTGTTGATTACTAAACATCGGTTTTGTCTCTTTATTAGATACATTTACCCAACTCTCTAACATTGCCTTAGTCTGTTTCTCCACTTGTTCTAATTTTTTAAACGATGTTTGTACAATGAATATTGCCATAGCGTAAGCCATAATTATATCATCGTGATAACCTTCCATATGATCGGGTCTACCATTTTTATAGACAAATGTTTTAAGTTCTGATATCATTCTTTGTGAACGTATAATAGTTTTATTCTCTCTAATATGTTCTTCTAATTCAGATACCATTTGTAGACGTGTGTTACCGACATTAAATCCTGGTACTTTATCACCTTGTTTATATGCAGTCTTTGCATATTTCTCAGATAACTTTCTACTTTTAGGGTCGTCATAATGAAGATGTTTATATTCCATCTCCAACAGTTTTAAGACAGTTGCAACACCCATACCACCAGTAATATCCACAATTGTATATGCATTATACATATTACCATACTTATAAACAATTTCTGCCAACATATCAGGAGGTAACTTATGTTTAAATTCCGCAACTTGTTCTAAGTTTTCAAAGTCTAATATAACAATAGTAGAACTATCTTTACCATCACCTCTACTCACATCAACCCCCATAACATATTTGTGACCAACTTCGGGTTTTTTCCACATCCACATAGTTTTCTCTATCT